ACACCTGTCAACCCCCAGGAACAAATTCTTTTGGAGTATACCAAACCTTTTGATGATGTATGCGTCCAAGCAGTTCTTGTATCTCACGCATTTCTGCTCTTAACTGTTCGCTGGTATCACCTTCAGCAATGGCTAAACCTCTACGGCCCGCCTTTGCTCTTAATGCTGATTCTATAACCTCAATGTCTCTTACAGTGAGTTTGAATTCTGTATTTGGCTTCAATCTGTGTCTCCTATACAAAAGAAAGCACCCGAAGGTGCTTTCCTGCTATGTTTGGTAACAAGGTCTAACTACCCCGTAGCGATCAAGCCGCTAATGCCATCTCTGGCGCATAATTGTCGTTTGCAATTATAATGTTTGACCAATAACGCAGTCATCCGGTTAACTCCACTTCACTACAACACTGGTCGATCCTAGTTCATCCCCATCATAGATACACTGCTTTCTACCTCTACAGTGGCCACTGCTTACGCTGGTATAACGTCCCACAGTGTATCTATGGTGGAGATGCGCGGTACTGCCCCGCGGTCCCATATGCTTTCATGTTGCTTCAACGCTAACAGTTTATTTATAACACAAGTTTATTTGTGTGTCAAACGTTTTTTTGCTTGACGTTTTGCCCAGGCTGCTTCAAACCCTAACTCAGCATATTGAGCTCTTTCGTGATTGCCCCATAGTCTACGGAAATATGATTCATATGTAGACATAATATCTTTATCACTCCAACTTTCAGGAATAAGTTGACCTTTGACCATCCAGTAAAAACGATTAGCTTCTTTGCGTTCAAAATATGTCATAAAAATATTTACAAAAAAAAAGGATTATAACGCTAACATACGCTATAATCCTTCGATTTTATAAATGCATTTTTTACATTGCGTTCTTTTTATCTTGAATTTCTGCGCGGCGGTTTTTAGTTAGTTTACCTAAATCACCTAGTGCTTTACGAGCACGAGTTGCTGCTGCTTTTACACCTTTTTCATCAAAGGTTTCGGCTTCTTTCAAGTAATTATTAAACGCTTGAACGATTTCTTCATGTAAAGTCATTATTTTTCTCCTGTAATAATAATATCATAAATGTCTTTCCAGTTACGTACCTTTGTTGCTTTTCCTGTATAAGTTTTATTATGTTCATGGTTAATTAAGATTCCATTTAATCCAAAATTTATACCAACATCTACGTTTTCTGGTTTATCTTCAATCCAGTAGCAACCACTACCTTCATAAACTGCTAATTCTTCGTCTTTGTCTGCACCTGTATCTAGATAAACGTATTTTTCAAATACAGTGTCTCCAAACATTTCACGCAAATTTTTAGTACGTAAATGTTGCGAATAATCATCATTACTTAAACTTGTGATTGCATGAAATATATATCCATGTTCGGTGTGCAGCTTCTTTACAAAATGGATTGCATCACGTAAAGGAGGAAGTTTGCGGATCCATGCACTTTCGTTAAACATACGAATTAGACGCTTTGTTTCTGTTTTTTCTAATCCGTATTTAACGTCCATTAAATAACAGCCAGTTTCTTTGACTGTGTAACCATGACGTTTCATCCATTGATCGAAACTATATTCCCAATCTAATAGTACACCGTCACAGTCTGTAAGTATTACTTTATTTTTCATTTTGCCTCTCTTAGCCTAAATTTTACTATGTATTATACTAACATAGTTTGAATAATTTGTCAACCTATTCGTTATGTTCCGTATCGTCTGAGCCTGATATTATTCTTGCTTTGTAAATTCCGTCACGTCCTACTTGGTCATCTACTCTTGCTTCTAATTTACCATTTACTTCAACTGTGCCGCTGCCTGTGATAATATAATCTTTATGTCCGCAATCTGTTTCTACACAGTCACCCACTCTAGCAACAGGACGACCGTTAATTTCTGTATCCGGGCTTCCTGTTATAATTCTTCCTTTGGTTGCAAGTGGTGGAGAATGGCTTGGATGAAAACAAGTTCCATCTGTTTGATCGTTTAATCTTGCACTAGGTTTTCCACTCATTAGAGGTATCCACCCGTGCGATCAACGCTGTCGCTGCTATAGTATCCTGAAATTCTAGCACCACCTGTAATGTCAGGTGACGGATTTGCTAATATCGGCGGTTCCGTTCTTGCAATCAGCGATTCAAATAACGGAAAAGCAGTGTTACATCTCGATATAATCAAATCTCTAGCATTGTCTAATAATGATGCGCCTGCGTCTGCAAGACTTTTTGCAGTACTTGCCGCGCTGTTTGCAACATTTGAAATCATATTTGATGTGACTTTTACAAAATCAAATTCATTATATTCAGCTTCGATTTTTGCTGCTTCGATTTGTTTTTTCATATCAATTTCAGTCTGTTTAGCAAGTTTTGCTGCGGCTAATAAATCTTTATCAAAGCCTCCTAACCCTGCTGTTGCTGCAACTGCTGATTTTTTTGCTGTTTCAACTATAGGACCAAACGGTTTCATTGCATTGTAATGTTCTTTAAATGAACGTTCATTTGAATCTGCGCCTGAAATAATATCTGTGGTAGGATTCATTGGTCCTAAACTAAATGTTTTTCCGCCTATTGTAATTGATTTACTTTTTGAAGGAGCAGTATATTCTGGTATACCAGATGGTAAGCTATCTGTTGTATCTAGGACAGGTTTTCTATAACCAATTACATTATTAGTAACGCCGTATTCTTCTTCTACATCTACTCTTGTACCAGTTCGTTCGTTCCATGCTTCTTCCCATTCATTTACAGGAAGATAATTTGTTCCTGCCACAATAAAGAGTTCGCCGCCATTAACGTTGTTTACACGAACTAGTCTTTCACTAGGAGATACAGTATTTGCTGCTACGGCTGTTTGAAATTGTACTAAACCTGGAAAAGTAAGAACATTATCTGTCGCTATATAAGGAACTTCTAAAATGTTATTTTCAATTTCAAACTGTTGATCTTTGGATATAGTTGTGTTACCAGTATTTGTTATTTCGTATCTATAGTAAGGATCAAACCCAGATTCGTTTTCATAAAGAACATATGTACTATTTACTTTTGACCCAGGTTCATAAGGAGAACCTAATCTTAAATTATATAATAGTGCAGGATTGTCTTGTCCAAACACACTTGTAAGTTCTTCAACAGTAACTCTAATATGGGCGGCGGTGTTGTATCTAATATTAGTTAATGTTACAGTATCAAACTGTTCTGGTTTTGGTTCTGCTCCACTTCTAGGATCACTGCGTTCCATTATGTTTGAGTTTTCAGCAATATCGGCAATAGCCGATGTAACTGCTTTACTTGCAGTTTTTGCAATATTTTTTGCAATATCTGCTGCGGCATTTAACATGCCTTCTTTGCCTGTCGCAATATTACTATTTGCTGTAGTAATCGCACTATTTGCAGTACTAAACGCCGAAGCAACTGGCGACATTATACTGTTGAATGTATTGATTATATTAGTAACAACTGCTTGGTGATATGCTCTTTGTTCTTCCCAATCTAAAGCATAGTCTCCATTCAAAATACCTAGCTCTAGGTTAAGAGTATTATTAAAGAAGGTATAATCATCTATAATTGATTGTTGTGCAGCAACATCGTCTGCATATCCAGGATCTACAGGATCTAAACCATCTATTACATCTTGTGCATTATCAATAATTGTATTGTTATCTGCTATTGTATTGCTATACCAACTGTTAGAACTTGCAATTTGCGCTTGTTCTGCTACGGCTCTGTCAACTGTTTCCTCATACGGAAGTAACTTAGCGTTTACTCTAGCAACTATGCCTTGCAATACTGGAACAATCGGAATCATTAACTGTGTTAAGTCACCTAGTTCTTTAAAGCAATCTCCAGCAGCAATAATTGCAACATCTTGTGCTGCCGCAGAAGTTTCATCTGTTTGCGCTGCTGTACTTTTGCCAGTATTTGAAATATCACCTGTGTCGAGGTTCATAGTATCGCACGAAGCAATACCTAGAGCTAATGTTTCAGAAATAATACTAGGTAATGATACTGGCATTTAGATCCTTTATGCTAACTGTATTCCAGAAGTGCTTGATACGTACTGCTTGGCCATTTCGCCGTCAGTTTTGTGAATTACCAAACACGCACTCTTATTTATTTTGATTTTTGCTTCTGGATTAATAGTAATTGCAAAAGGACCTAATCCAACGCCTTGAGCAGATGCTACAAGTTGCATTGGTTTTTCTACTGTGATTTGATTGTCGTTTTCTTCTACAAAACGAGCAACAATTTCTTCGCCTGCTGTTGTTTTAATTGTAATAGTGTCTGTTGCCTTGTAGGGTGTTTCAATTATCATAAAGTGTGTCCTGTTCCTGTGTAATTCGTTTCTTCTACATATTTTGTAAACTGTTCATAGCCGCCAACTTTTAGTCCATTGACAACAATCTGTGGGAATGTTCTAGCTTCTGGGAATTCTTCTAAAACTCGTTCACGTTCAAAGTCTTTGCCCAGTTCTAAATATTCAAATTGATATCCACGTTGTTCACAAAATGCTTTTGCTTTTGTGCATGAAGGACATGCTGGTTTACCCCAAATGTAAATCATAATGAAAATCCTTTTAAACTGTCTTTATCTACATCTTGCTTGATGCCACCAATAACATAAGACTCAACTTCTGTTTCTTGTGGAGCAACTTGCAAGCCTGAACTTGACAACCAGTGTTGTGTCCACGGTAATGGGTTTGTATTTACTGGCTGGTCAAAAATAGCGTTCAAGCCAATTGCCTTTAGACGACGATTTGCAATGTACTCTACATACTGGTGAAGTAGTGTAGCATTAAGTCCAATCATAGAACCATCTTTGAACAAGTACTCTGCCCAATCTTTTTCTTCTACAACACACTCACGCCATAGATCATAAACTTCTTCTTCACACTCTTTTGCAATCTTAGCCATCTCTGGATCGTCTTTGCCTTGTGCCCAAAGTTTCAATACGTGTGTGCTTAATGCAAGATGCTGTGCTTCATCACGAGCAATCAATGAAATAATCTTTGCACTACCTTCCATTAGCTTTAGTTCTCCAAAGCCAAACGTGCAAGCAAATGACACATAGAAGCGTAATCCTTCTAGAATATTCACTGTTTGCATCGCAAGATACAACTTCTTTTTAACATCACGCAAATTACCTTCTTTACGATGAAAATATGCATCAGCTGCTTCGTTAAACTCATCGTAGTATTTGGTAACGCTTTGAGCACGAGCAAGAATTTTTTCGTCGTCAAGTATTGTATCAAATACTTCACTCGGGTCTGCATACACGTTTTTCATAATATGTGTATAAGAACGTGAATGGATTGTTTCAAAAAAATCCCAAGTAACAATACAGCCTTCTAGCTCAGGCAGCGATACGTGCGGCAAAAATGCTAGGCATGGACCTCGACCTTGTACACTGTCAAGTAGTGTTTGATACTTTAGGTTAGCAGTAAAGATATGCTTTTGCTCAGGACGGAAGTTCTGATAGTCTGCTCTATCTTTTTGTAACGATACTTCTTCAGGCCGCCAAAAGTAACCAAGCATTGTTTGGTTAAGTTTGTCAAACACAGGAAACTTAAAAGTATCATATATTTGTGTGTTTTGATCTGCTCCAAAAAACATTGGCTGTTTTGTGAAGTCTACTTTGTCTTTATTAAAAACTGTCTTTGACATTTTCTATCCTATAAATTATTACTTTTTTACTTTACACTAATTATTAAAATAAGTCAACCATTAAATTGCACATGCTTCGCATGCTTCTTCATCCTGCATATTATCTTGCATTTGTGTTGACATTAAAACTTCTTGTGGTTTTTCTTCTTCTAGTTCACTTGGATCAGTTTTGTAATCGTAAGTGTTTTGATAATAAGAAGTTTTCCATCCGTACTTGTAAGTGTTTAGTAAATCTTGTAACATTACACTCATAGGCACTTCGTTGTCAGGGTACTGTGTTGGGTTATAACTCCAGTTACCTGAAATAGCTTGATCAAAAAATTTCTGCATGACTGCAACAATATTGATATATCCTTCGTTGCTTGGCATGTCCCATAGTAGGGTATAGTAGTTTTTTAACGACTGATATTGTGGAACAATCTGCTTTAGAGGTCCTTTTTTAGATTTTTTAACACTTAGATATCCACGTGGCGGTTCAATGCCATTTGTTGCATTTGACACAACTGAGCTCGACTCGCTTGGCATCTGTGCGCTTAGTGTACTATGACGTAGTCCATGATTAACAATATCACTGCGTAGTTCTTCCCAATCATAATTCAATTTGTGTGGAACAATAGTATCAACATCTTTTTTATATGTATCAATTGGCAGAATACCGTCTGCATATTTTGTACGATCAAATGCATCACATGCACCACGTTCTTTAGCAAGTGTATTGCTTGCCTTTAACAAATAGTACTGAAATGCTTCTGTCAAATCGTGTACCAATTTCCATGCGCCTTCGTCTGCATAGTTTACTCTATGTTTAGCAAGATAGTGTGCTAAGCCAATGTATCCTACACCTAATGAACGACGAGCCTTTGTTGAAATTTCTGCCGCCTTGATTGGATAGCGTTGATAGTCAATTATTTCTTCTAGAGCACGAACAGCTAAATCGCATAATTCTTCTAAATCATCTAAACTTTTAATAACACCTACGTTAATAGCACTTAGGATACATAATGCAATCTCACCTTGTTCATCATCAATGTGTTCCAATGGCTTAGTTGGTAGTGTAATCTCTTGACACAAATTACTCATGTATACAGGATCTTTAAATGAACTGTGTGTGTTTGCATGATCTACATTCATAATGTAGATACGTCCTGTTTCTGCACGTTCTTTAATTAGTGCTGAAAACAATTCCATTGCATCAATTTTCTTTTTCTTAATACTTGTAGCACGTTCGTACTTTTCGTATAGATCTTGGAACTCGGCTGGATCGCCAAAGTATGCTTCATATAGTCCTGGCACATCGTGTGGTGAGAATAAAGTAATCTCACCTCCACTTAGTAGACGCTCGTACATTGTTTTGTTCAATTGTATTGAATAGTCTAGTTTACGTACACGATTGTCCTCTGTGCCTTTGTTGTTTTTTAGCACTAAAATGTCTTCGATTTCTTGATGCCAAAACGGGAAATGTACAGTTGCACTGCCGCCACGCACACCATTCTGTGTACAGCAACGTACTGTGCTTTCGAATTTTTTAAGGAACGGAATGATACCTGTGTGTGCAACTTCACCGCCTCTAATTTTTGAGTTTACTCCACGAATGCGTCCTGAATTGATACCAATCCCTGCACGTTGCGCTGTATAACGGCCAATAGCCATATCGCTAGCAAATATGGAGTCAAGAGTATCATTACTATCAACCAAGACGCAACTAGCAAACTGACGAACAGGGGTACGCACACCAGCCATAACGGGTGTAGGTATGTTAATTCTAAAAAGTGAGGTCGCATCATAATATCTCCTTACATAGTGCATTCTATCTTCTTTTGGATAATTAGCAAACAATGTTGCTGCAATCATCATATACATAAACTGGGGAGTTTCAAAAATTTCACCTGACGAACGATCTTGTACTAGGTACTTGTCTACAACTTGACGTAGTCCTGCATAGGTAAAGTTTTCATCACGTTTGTGATGTAGGTAACTGTCTAATCTATCAATTTCTTCGTTAGAATATAAATCTAATATTTCAGCATCATATACACCTCTTTCAATATTGCGCTGTATCATCTCTTTAAACGAACATGCTTCAAACTGTCCAAATACTTGTTTGTTAACTCCATAACTAAGCAAACGAGCTGCTGCATATTGATAATTAGGTGTATCTAAAGAGATAAGATCGTTTGCACTGCGAACAAGAACTTCTTGTATTTCATTAGTACTCATGCCATCATAAAATTGAATGTTTGCATTCATCTCAATTTGACTTGCACTTACACCGGCTAACCCTTCGCATGCATGCATAACTACTTTGTGAATTTTATCAATATTTAGGTGTTCTTTTTTGCCGTCACGTTTAACGATCATTGTTCCATTAGACATTATTTTTCCTCTTTCTATTTTGATATTTAGTGAATTGGTAGCATGACATGTTCAAATTGCGAAATAAAATTTTCTGGTAATTCATTTTGATGAACATGCGAGTCTCCGTTGAATCCCACGACACGATCATCTACGTACAACAAATAATATGTTGAAGAATTTTCTCTGTCATGTGTAATATGTATCTTGTAAGATGCTTGGGATAAAACATCAGTTAATTGCAAGGTGTAACAAATTGCAAGAATCTTAACAAAGGAACAATAATTATTTTCCTCTAAGAGCTCCCATGGATCAGGCCATGTGCTAGGAGTATAAGGGTCAGTTGCTATAGTAACTAAAGGTGCATTATTATAAAAGTCTATTGTATCTTGAATAGGATCTTTTGACATTTCGAGAGACTCTCGAAAACTTCGCCAGGTGGTTAATCGGTCTTCAAAATTAAGTTGAAACATTTAAGATTTTGTGGTTACTCTATAACTAATTATTGCGTCATCGTTTAGTGTAGAGTTTAACACATTTAGGTCCAATGTGTCAAGTATTAAATCACTATCGTGATTATTCATTGTTACAGTAAAGTTTAAATTATCATCATTGTTGCTATCTGTTCCGATCCAATCATAGTCGTCTGTTATTTGTGTTATGTTGTTAACTGGATCTAGAGTTATATGTAATGTGCCTGAGCGAGTAGCAACTATTTGAGAACTTTTATATATGTAATCTACAATAATAGATTTATTAGTGTCAGCTGCAAATCCAATAAGTTTTGTAGGTGTAGGTAGGTTGCCAACTACTACATTATTAGTGTACGGCATTTGTACAATAGAATTACCTGCTACTTCAGGATAATATCTTACTTCGTGATAATCACTATTGATTCCTAAATCTGTAGATCTTTGAAACCAATCGCCTATGCTCTGATTAAAACTTGCTGCAAAATCTATAATAGATGCATGAGCTTGACCAGAATTGCCGCCTTCATTGCCTACACTAAAATATCTATTATTTTCACTTACATTATTTTCTCCGGTAGTAACTATAAAACCTGATAGTTTAATTTGGTTGAAACTACTTTGTTTAATTTTTGTATGCGAAGGACCAATTTGTTGTCCTGGAGATCCTAGAATAGTTTCACTACCTAAATCAACACCTTTTTCAAGTTCATAAAAACTGCAATCTTCAAAGCTGTTATTAAAGATATCGTCATTACTTTTAATACCGTAAAATTTATTTTGTATTTTTATATTTTTAAATTGATTGTTTGACGATGGAACAGCTAAACTAATTGAATTTAATTTAATAGCTATATCATCTTCAGTACTAGGAGTAAAGAAACTGTAAGGTCCTGTAAATTTAATGTTTTCAAAAATGCTATTTTTACAGCAGTCAACAGTTAAAGAAGAATGTGCTCCGCTTTCGATAGTAACATCTTTAACTGTTATATTATTTGCTTGATTTAAACTTGTTGTTAACGTTCTATCTGGTGCTGGTTCTCCAGGAACTCCTAATGAACTAACAGTTTGAAACACTGTGTCCATTGCACCAGTTGCTCTAAAAATTGTTTTATCTATGCCTGCACCAATTATTGTAGTTTGTGGCGGAATATAAACAGTATCAGAAATTAGATATACTCCGGGTTCAACAAAAAGTTTCACTCTTGATCTTTCTGTACCTTTTGTAGATGGACCTAAATATAATTGTTCTAATGCTCGTTGTAGGATTTCTGTATGATCAGTTCCGTCACCGGTAGCTCCAAATGAAGAAAGATTTACTATTTCGTCTAGTCTTGCTTGAAGAGTTCTTTCAGTAGGTGAATTTGCTGTAGAACCTGTTTGTATAGTAGAACCATTTTTATATATGTATTGGTCTGCGAGTTGAAATAGATCATCGTGCTCTGTTAGAAGCTTAGTATTGCCTACGTAAGGTGCGCCTTCCGATACTGCGCCGTTGCCTATAAATATTTCTTGTGAATCAACTGCCCAACCAAACTCTCCTGACGCTAGTTGTGGTAGTTCAGTTCTTCTTCCTCTTCGGATTTGTATTCTTGATATTGATACAACAGCCACTTGTGTCTCCTACATATTAATTATATGTATTTATTCAATTAAGGAAGTTGTCTTTGTTGTCGTAAACGATCAAAACCTTTTATTCGTTCTAATTCACGCTGTTGCTGTTGTTCACCGTCTTCAAAGTCATATGTATAATCTTCTATAAGTTCTAGAGGCTTGCCTACACCTTCTATGTAGTAGTCCTGTTCTGCTAGTTTGCCTCTTGGTGCGGCATCGCACTTATCATCCTCGCAGTTAATAAGACTTACATCATATCTTATACGGTTAAGGTGATAAGCAGCGTCAGCATAGTCACGATATCCTCCTGGATCATCCTTTGGTGACCATTTGTCAACGCCGCCGTATATGAGATCACCATACATTTCACCACAAGTAAGTCTAGAGTTGTGATGTCCTCTTTCACCAGAGTCATATGACATTATATCTGGAAAACTTCTACCACACAGCGATTCCCACCCATGACCAAACTCGCTCCATATGTATCCGCTATTAGCATAGGCTCTATTCTCAGGACCATGTGCTAATCCTACTGAGTGTCCTATTTCATGTAAGTCTGTATATGCGCCGCATCTAGATCTGCTGACCGGAGTTCTGTTAGTGTTTTCTGGAAAATAGGTATTAACATATGCGCAACCACATGTATCTGGGCATACAGATCCTA